AAATAGGTGCGACCAGGTGGATTAATAGTACTTGCGTCATTCTTACCTGTTAACACAGTGAGGCCAGGCTGATTTTCATATGGAACATATAAATCATTCCATAATTCTATAAACTCCCCAGTTAGACTCTGAATTGTTTGACCGCCAATTTTAAGATCTGCAGTTTTGATGGCCCATGTACCGACTGAATCATAATACGGGTATGTCTGAGTTACTGAACTAACAAAATTTGATGTTATTGGATAAACTGATACAAATGTATTTGAAAATAAGTTTGGAGCTGCACTTGACCCATTTGTTATTAAAGAAACACTATAAATTGAAGTAGTGTCTGTAATAGAAATTGGAATCTGAAACGTGTATGGTGGTAAAATGCCAAGACCTACTGGATAAGTTTGAGGTCCAAATGTTATACTTGATATTTGGTCCTTTGTGCAAATTGCGCCAGTTAGCATAAAAGTTCCTACATTACTAAACGTAAACCCAGTAGTTTGAGCAGTAATCAATGCGGAGTTTCCAGTTTGTGTAAAATTTGAACTAAAATTCAAGGGGCTCGCAAGGGTGGTGGTTGATGGACGGAACAAAAGACCATTTTGAGGTAAGACGTTAGAGTCTGGGACGGTTGAGTTGGCGACGCCAAATTTATTTATTACAAAATACGACCCAGACAAGATAGATGTAGACGTTGTTGTGGATACATTCATGTAATAGTTTGCGTTAACGTCTGTAACGGAAATAGGTATTGAAAATGCAAAAGTTGGATCTCGGCCTTGAACACTCATGTCATAGTCATAAATCAGATTGGAGCTTTCCATTAAAACGACATTTGATGTGTATCCACCATTAAGATATAAAACGCCAGTTATAAGATATTCTCCGGTACTTGTGAAATTTATATTTGAATTTGGTGTCAATGTTATTGTCTCTCCACTAACCGTTTTAACGTTGCCATAGAGGCTAATTTTTGTAGGATTTAACGGAACTGAAATTGAGCTATTGATATCATATACTTCATCGACGGGGTTGACTGAGATATAAGAGTTTGCTTGAAGTTGTGTACCTGTACTCGTAATATAAAAATAGTAGGAATTTGAGGTGCTCGTGACGTTTATAGGTATGACGGCGGGCATAGAAGGGTCTGGAGAAACACGGAATGTATACGTCTTCTCAAAATTTGGAGTAATGGGCGCCGAACCTTCGGTAGCTTCATTTGTGCTTGAACCATAGCTAATTGTTTGAATAGAACCAGCTCCTAGACTAAAACCAGCTTTAAGCGCGTATAAACCAGTGCTTGAAAATTGAAGGCGGCCTCCAGACGATACTGGATACTTGGCGGCTTTGTTTGCTATTGTCCAATACGCACCTAGTTCCGACACTTGATTAAAGTTTAGAAATTGTTGTCCAGATACGTTGTAAGGCTGGTTTAAGTATGCATAAAATCCAGTCTTTGGGTCTGGTGGTAAAGTACCGGCTGATTTAATCCATCCGGATTGCTCAAGTGTAAGGTCGCTTGTGCGTGAAGTTCCTACTGTATACACCAGGTTTCCGGATGCATTTATACTCGAAAATCCTTTAGGGTCAAGCCCCCAAAAAACACCTGGGGCAAGGTAGTCGCTTCTGTTTGGAACTTCAACAGAATCACAGTTTGTAAAAACAAATTTTGTTTGTGAACTATCATAACTTATATATGATGTATAAGGAGATACTAGCCATTGTGCCAAATTTTGAGTGGAATATGATGACACAAGTAGGGTTGGACTGAAAACCGCAGTGCTAGATGGTAAATTAATAATAATTGTAGGTTGATTTGTTGTTGCGGAAGGTGGTGTAGGCCATGACCAATCTGAACCCGGATTGTTCAGGGCTGGTAGTGTCATTTTAAGTGTAAGACCTCTTATAAGGTCTCCTTTTGCAGGTATTCTACAAATATTGTTTTTATTGTATTGTACAGACTGATCTAGGAACGGAATATCATACGCTTCAAGAACAAAAGGCGTATGTCTACGATATACTCCTGAAAAGTACGTCACCTGAGGGGACCCCGTGAGATACGCATCTTGTTGTCCAACTGCGGCCAGCTGGATATACCCAGCTGACATCTCTAGTAAATGCAAAGCATTTAATTGGCGACCAAATGGCGCTTTTTTGATGCGCCCCAACACCCCTTGAATTTTGCGTGAAAATAACAGGATGACGCTTCAGTTGCGCAAGTTTGATCCATCTAAGATGGCGGATGACAAGGTTTGCGTCTTTATAGGAAAGCGTGGTACGGGCAAGTCAACGCTCGTGACTGATATTCTGTGGTATAAGAAGCACATTCCAGCTGGCATCGCCATGTCTGGTACAGAGGAGGGTAACGGGTATTACAAGCAGTTCATACCCGACTCGTTCGTGTACGGAGACTATAATCGAGACGCTCTTGAGAAGATTATAGAGCGTCAGAAGAGATTATTGGCCATTGGAAAGTGCCAGCCGGTGTTTATCCTTATGGACGACTGTATGTACGATAGGTCGTTTATGAGAGACACGTGTATTCGCCAGCTGTTCATGAACGGTCGCCACTGGAAGATTTTCTTTATGATGACGACTCAGTACTGTATGGACATGACCCCTATGATTCGTACAAATGTTGATTACGTCTTTGCCCTACGTGATAACGTACGGCAGAATCGTGAGAACTTATACAAGGCATTTTTTGGAGTGTTCCCAACGTTTGATCAGTTTTCGCAAGTTATGGACGCTTGTACTGAAAATTATGAATGCCTAGTACTTGACAATACAGCAAAAAGCAACAAGATAACAGACTGTGTGTTCTGGTACAAGGCCCCTATACGCAAAAACTTCCATGTAGGTTCTCAGGCATTTTGGCAGTACCATCAACGGCATTACAACCCGAGAGCCGTACAGCAAGCCCAACAGCCTACTGTGCAAAGACGTGGAGGTACTGTCATTGTCAAAAAGAAGGGCGCGTAGTTGGACAGTCTTTCTTTTCCATAACAAAATTAGATGCAGACATACGATCCTAATGTATCAGACCTTATAACGCCAATTCCTCCCGTTGACGGCGGACTAAGCGTTCGGTTCCAACCGGACTCATACGTGAAGAAACCCAGCCTGAAAAAAACCTAGACCAATCTCAAATGGCGGAGTTTTCTTCTGCAATTGATGAAGTTATGCCCGGTCCTGGGCAGATGATGCAGAACGAGGTTCAGGGTTCTCCATACGACCAGGCGCCACCTCAGAAGAAGGCAAAGACAAGTTCTGGTTCAGGCGGGGCGTCCAAGAACCCATTTGGTTTGACTGACGAGCAGTACTACGCTGCTCTTGCTGGAATTGCGGCAGTTATCGCCTTCTCCAAGCCAGTTCAGACCAAGTTGAGCACTATGATTCCAAAGTTTATGAGTGAGCAGGGCGGTTTGTCGCTGACGGGTATGGCAGTATCTGCTCTTGTGGCTGCTATCGTATTTTACTTTGCTCGTCAGTTTTTGACCGAGCGAGCCTAGTCCCTTACAGTATCACCACAATACTTGCGCTCTCCAGACTTTATGTAAAGTCCTTTGTCAATGCACAACTTCTTCAACTTTTCAAAATTTTCCCAAAATTTGATTGAATGGTCATACTCGGGAACGGTCATATGAGCCAATTCGTGTATGAGCACATAAATTGCAGAATTTACATCGTCTCCGTCAAGACAGATGTAAATTTCATACCCTTTGTTTACGTTTGAACCTATAACGCCGTCCTTTTTTCCATAAAGTCCAGTTATAACGGCAGGCTTTAATACTGGAGTCCAAAGTGGGTCTCTTGTTTCTCTCAGCATATCAAGAATAGCCCAATATTTCTGCTTTAGTTCAGACAGCATTTTTGGTTCGGAATTATTAATTACTAAAATTATGAACATGACAATGCCCATGATTATCCAGGGCCACATCTCTGCTATTACGAAAGACAAATTTCGTGTAGAGGTCTGACACTAGACCGTTTGGACTGAGTATCATAGGTTCCCAAACCAACTTGTCAAATCCTAGATTTTTCAAATTTTGGATCAAAATTGATCCGTCAAGAAGTGGCTCATCCTTGGCTCCAGAGGCGTAAAATGGACCATCGGCCAGTTCAACACTGAGTTTGTCATTTTTGATTTGAAATTTGTTCCCAAGAAAATCTACAAACCGGTTGTTCTCATCAACCATGGCCTCGGCTCGAGCCTTTTCAGGGACTATGCCAATCAAAAGACCACCGGGGCTGACGGCAATCTTGATTGCCTTGAGAGAATCTTGAAGGGTTTTTTCATCTTGAAAAATGTAGTGGAGTGAAAAGTTGTAGCACACAACGTCAAAAGGCCCCGCAAAAGCTGCGTGACGGATATCACCTTGGCCTAAAAACCAAATGTTCATTCCGATGTCAGACGCCCTCTTTTCAGCCTCATCAAGTGAGGCATGGTCAGGATCAATCGCGGCAACTTTTGCGCCAACAGAACGCCACTTCCACCAATCGCCGCCGCGTCCACAACCACAGTCCAAAACAAAAGACCCGGGGTGAACCCAATCACTAATTAACTTTTTTTTACAATTGTTGTGAAGTTTGCGAAGTTCTTCCATTCGCGTTCCTTTAGTTAAAAAATAAGGTTGTGTTTGTTTTAAATGGGTTCTCTCGAGCAGGATTACCTGACGGTTCCAGGACAGCTTTTTGCGTGCATTTCGTTTGTAGGCCCCGACCTTCCACAGAAGAATGAGCAACTTGGTATGAAGATTCGCGGGTGTTTCCCAACCCGTGAAGAGGCGGCGAATCACGCCAAGCGTCTTCAGAAAGATGATGCTCTGGTTGACATCTATGTAGTAGACATGTATAAGTGGCTACTGATTCCTCCACGTCGTGAGGAGATTGAGGATGTTCATTATCAGAACGACAAGCTCGAGGAGATTATGCAAAACTACAAGAAGAGTCAGGCGGCCGCCGCTGCCATGTTTGAGAAGCGCAAGCGTGATATGATGTCCAAGCCAATCGAGGGGTCTGATACGCCTTATATTGAGCCTGGGGACGAGAACAGCAAGTTTTACAA